GACCCGCGCACGTAGGTAGCTTTCAGACTTACCCTGTTCATACCACCGCCGCCTTGGGATGGTAAAAAACTTCTGTCGCCTTCGGTCAACACATCGTCAACGTCGGTGTTGTCAGTGGTCAACCCTGCGCCGCCAATTTTCATAGATGCGCTCGCGTTGCCTGCTTCAATGCTCTGATCGGGGAAAAAAATCTGGACCTGATCGCCGTTCACGTGTGGCCATCGCGCGTCCGCCGCAATGATAAGCGAGTAAATTGACTGCGTTGCTCCCGACATTACCAATCTCATTTTTCAATTCTCCCTTATCCAATCAGTTGAGGCTCCATCAAGGGGCGTTGAACCTGATACGCTTGCGGCGATCCCCATTCCTTAACAAGAATCTCACAGTCTTCAGTAAACACTCTAGCACTCTCGTCGCGAGCCAACAACAACTTTATTGCCTTGCCTTTCCCTGCCTGAAGAAGCACGCGAGTCTTAACATAGCTTCCGCTGCTACTTGGGATCACATATCCGCCCGAAGGCCCAACCTCAACTCCGTCCCAATAAACTTTCAACAACAAATCTTTAGTGGATTCGCGTGCTATCCAAATTTCCTTTGCTTGGAAGAACCCGTGATAGCCATAGGTAGTATCAGGCATCAGCCACGATAGCGCGTCAACGGGTCGTGGAATAAACGACAACACGTATTCGAATAGCTGTATATTCGCTTTTGCCCAGGAAAGCATAAACCCAAGATTTCGACCTTCCGCACCTGCCCCGGCGTTAAGATCAACCAGAATTGGGGCGCGAGCAACATTATTCAAAGTAGACGGTGACGGCACAACTGAAGTGCTAAAACTGTCAGTAGAAACCGTCAGCGCAACATCGTAACTAGAAGTATTCATGTCCAGTTGAATACCGTGAAATAATTTTCGCTTATAACTCCCCATGTCCAATGCAGGGATTTGCACGGTCTTGGGAATATCTATGCCAGCATCGTCAACACCTGAACTGCGATACAGTTTTCCGTCTACCGATCCGATTAGTTCCTCGTGAACCGTCTGCCCTTCCCCTGAATAAAATATGTTTGCTTGAGGGCTATAAGTGTCTTCGCTGTCCCACGATCTGCGACCCACGTTAAAGACCATACAACGCTGTGTCCCTCCGGTGTCTTGATACTTGAATCGCACCATTCCATCCCGACCTGACAATCTCATGGCATTCGGAATAGAATAGTCGGGCGGGAGAAATCCGTTTACCGCAATTCCCGCAATTCCATCATGAGGGAAAAGAGGATAGAGGTCATCAGTGATACACGTATCCTGTCCGCCCTCGGATTCATAAATCCCATCACGCGCCACTTTATAAACCTTATCACCCTCAACCACACAAACACCCCAACGGGCCGCAAGTCCCTGCGAGTTGGCAACCTCTTTAGCGATAAACCCTCGACCATCAAAAGCGTTTTCATAAGTCCGCTCAGTAGAGCAAACATAAGGACGGCCATCATAAATATAGCCGTTCATCAAAGGTTCTGAAGGATTAGTTATTTCAAGTTGATTTGCATCGGAAGCGGCATCTGGTTCATTTGGATTCGTCCACAATAGAGTTCCGAGGTAAAGAGAAAAGAAAAATATCCCCTCAAACCCACCGCCATACGGCCCCCACATAACAGGAGTTGGTTGACCTAAAAGCAGAGGCTCAGGGAACTCAAAAGTTGCGTTAGTTAAAGTTCCCAAATTCTCATTAAGGCTCAAAGCTATAGTCGAGCTTGGATTTGTGTATAGCGTACAAGGAATGCCATTAATCTTTAATGGTTTACTGCCTCGCCCCCACGAAACATTAAAGGTGTCTCCCGAAACCCAAGACACTTCCGTCCCTTTCACATTCACAATACCTGATTTGGGCAAATCTGATAGTGGGAATGGTTGAAATTGGTTTCCCTCCTTTAAGTCGCCTTGTAATTGAACTATTTCATCGGAAAATTCATCAACGAAAGATGCCGTAGTTGATGCAGCATTCGAGGGGTTAGTGACCGATCCAACATAAGAATAATCTTCCAATACATCGTCAAACCGGTAAACATCGATTACCGTCACTTGTGGATCGCCAGATATAGTCGTATCCCTTGTATCGCACGCTACTACCACTGAACCTCGCATAACATCTAAAGGGGATCGAGTAGGAGGGCCAAGATTCGATCTGGCCTTGGTTTCTAATGAACGATACCGATAGGCCCAATAAGCACCTTGAACATCTAACCCGTATCCACCCCGGATATACCACGAATCTAAATCAACAACCACGGTTCCCGTGCAAATTACGACAATTTGAAGCGCGGCGACATTCTTGAAGTTGCGAGACGAATCCGTGCCAACGCGCTCCATGTCTTTCAACTGCCACGTCAAGGTTGACCACACATTGCTGCCTAATCCGAGTTGAGTAAGAGTGGCGTCACCAACTTCCGGACCAGGAACAGGAGGCTCAAGCGGTAAATAATCACTGTCAGCCATGCTTAGCTTATTCATTAACGCGAGGCTTGGCTGATCGATTTGATCCCGTTGAAGCACTTGTTGGTTTACAGTCAGCGTAGGGGTAGTAGCTTGGATGGCTGCCGTCAAATCAGAAGCGCGAAACGTCTTCTCATAAAAATCTTTAGTAAAATCGTTAGTCGCGTCGGCCACGTCCACGCGTATCTTGATTTCAGTAACAAGCTGGGGCTTGTCTACTCGAACACCCATTGTCATGTATTCATCTTCAGTGATTGGACGAGTGCCTGAAATTGACAAATCAAGTGCAGACGTGAGACTTAGAGTTCCTGTTCCCACGGTCACAGAAGTTTCCACGGCTTCATCAGTGAGAGTGTTGGTTGCTACGTGGTTCGCCGTGCAGTACGCTCTAAAACTGGCTAGTCCCGTTACGGCGTCACCCGCTGCTCTCGTTGCGGTCGTGGAGCACCTGAAGCTGGTTACTCCTTGCGGCCCGGTTGTCACGCTAAGCACTCGCACGTTTTCAGTCGCAGCGATTCTCAGCATTGAGTTTATGCGAAGCTCTGCGCTGGGAGCGGTCAAGACAACCGTACATAGGCCGGTATTCGTAGGAGTGTTGTCATAAACAATTGAACTAATCGTCGTAGTCGTGATCGCCGGATATACATCATCTATGGTCACGGTTTCAGGCGTTCCCGCCGCATCGATAACCATCCTCATACCCGCTTGTAGTTGGGCCGATAAAGTTGTGGGATTGATAGAAGCATTTCCAATAGAGCCTGAATCAAACAGGATATAAGTGATCGCGGTATCGACTCGCTTGCCTGCCAAGAGCGCCGGAGCACCCGCCGTGCCTCCCTGTGTCCATCCTGCCGTTGCGTCACATTCGCTCACAACCTTAACCAATGGCGCAGACAAGGAAACAGTCGGAGGCTTAGTTGGCGGCGCGATTCCCATAGGAAAGGATTTGAAAGTGTCCGATGCTGCCGTTGACTTGGCCTTTCTTCCTCCTCGCGTTCGATCCATAAAATACAGCCACGGTAAAGGACTTTGTTCGGGACGATGTGGCACGGTTGAGATTGGATCGCCACTATAGCCGGAATCAATTTCAGTGGCGGCTGTATGCCCGGAGGTATCGGCATAGAGCTTCGTTCCCGCCCCTGTAAAATAAGTCGAGCGCGCATTGACAGCATCGTTTAATCGCTTAATGGTGTGTAGAGCAGTTGCAGCGCCGGAATCAACGTCGTAAATAAGAGCCATGCCGGGGCGTGATTGAATCACGCCGTCAACGTAGGAACGCACATTTTTAAGGGCCGGGTACTTATTTTCTTCCAGTAGATCAACAGGTCGCGAGAGTTGAATGCCGCGAACTCCAAATCGCTTCCTAATGGAATTAAATTGCACTTAAGCAGCCATCTCCTCTCGCTCAACTTGGGCCTTTTTGTAAAGCACGGGGAAGTTTTTCGCGTTGGCTTGCAATTTCGCGTTGAATCCAGATGCCGCCCTGAAGAAGTTTTGGTACAACGGCATCGTACTAACAAAATCTGCTCCGCCCTCTTTGAACATTGCCAAGTGAACGCAATAACCGAGCAAGCTACCTAAATACTCATCGCCAATTTGAATATGATGATCGTCTTGGCTAGGAACAATAGCGTTTCGTACTACATCAACTGTGAACGTATAAACAATTGACGGCACTTTGTAGATCGCGATCAGGTTTGGGCCAGCTTGGGCCACTAACTCCGCTCCAGTCGCTCCTGAACTTGCCGAAGTGTGCTGCCAGTTCGGACGGGCTATGTCCAATCTGTCAATCGACTGCACCGGCACGTCTTCATCACCAACAAGAACTTGTAAGGTGCTTGCCATAAGCCGGGCGAGTTGTATGCCTTCATTAAATCTTTGCTCGCAATACGCTGCCCTCAGAGCGTCTTTCGCCGGCCCGTCTTTACTTAACAGTTCGGCGCGCGCGCCCCAAATAACCGCAGGCACGAAATCTTCGAACACGCCGATTGAAGAGGCGGCTGCTAAGTCGATCAAGGGCGGGGCTTTTACCGTTAAAACATGTAAATTACCGGAATCCACCGGCGCTGGCCCAAGTTGCACAATTGTTTCAGGGGTGGTAACGAGAGAAAAACTTTGGGGAGTAGCTTGATTGCGGTTCCATCCCACCAACCTTCGATTAAGTGTGATTTCGTCCACTTGCCAAAGATTCGTAAACGTATTGTCCAGCGATTTCCACGCTACACGCCGAACATCAATGAACGAATCGTCAAGAATGGTTCTACCATTGCCCGATGTAATTGGAATTAAATCGGCTACCGTAACCACTTGTCCGGTTTCAACTAGAAATTGATTGCGACGCTTTTCTATCGCACTGGATATATCGGCAAATGAGAATTGCTCCGTACCCGACCATGTGACAGTAAAATCAGAGGTAGGTGTTTCGAGAAAAGAATATTCAATCGCAGCACAAGCATCTTGGGCCGTGGCAGTCATGTCTAAAATCTTGTTGCCTGCACCGTCATCCAAGAGAGAAGTAAGGTCGTAAAAAGGTTCGCCAACTACAGTCGTAATTAAGCCACGGGCACGATGATAGAACGCACCAGAGTTCCAAGTGCGAATCGCTTCATTGATAAGCAGATTGAGTTCTGCCACTGTCCATCGAACATTATGCGGATCGCCAAGTCGATTGGAGAGCGTCGTTCTGAATTCTGCTTGTGTTGGAGTAGAAACAAACAATTACTTTCCTTTGCGAAGGTCAACCGAAGGCGACTTGATTGTGCGGCTATTTTTATTGATCGTTGCGCCTGCCGAAGTCGGGGTCTTTGAACCCTTCAGCAAATCTTTGGAAGGCGTGCGTAGATGCGGAGCGCCAACTTGCACGGTTTCGATTTGCTTAACATCAACTCCGGCTTGATCGCCCGACATCAGGCCACCCATTTCTTTCATGCCCGGACTGGCGGTTAGCGACTTGTCCCCAAGCCTCAAATCGGCGGACGGTGTAACCAAGTTTCCTTTTCTCATTTTCGTCTCCTTAGTAATGAATTAGGCCGTCATCGTGACTTTGCCCAAAACTTGTGTCTCCAAATCCTCGAAACACGTGCCTATCAGGCGAATAAGAAATGTTTGATGGCGACCCTTCTTCGTCAACAATCTTAGTCTTTTCAATCGCCTCTTTGTAGGCCAATTCATGCGCTGCAATGTTTACCGCCCAATTGATTCCTTTTAGGGTATCATATCGGTTCCGATTGTCATTGGCCCATCGGCAACCATACCATAACGCGCGCTCCATTAGGAGGGATTCTGGAATGATAGACGGCAAACTGTCAGCATCAGTAAAATCTACTCCGGCACGCTCATATTCACAAACTAAAGACTTCGCGGTCAAAAGGTGGGGCCAGAGTTCAACCTTGATTTCGCCAGATGAATCTGCTTGATGTACCGCAACATAATCAGGATTCCCGAATGACTCCCGCATTGGATCGCGACGATTCAAATCTTCACGAGTAAGATCGAGAATCAGGTTGCGCCCATTCTGAATATCTTTCACCGAAGTAAACGAAAGAAAATCTGCCGATGGAGGCGAGTGATACGCCTTATAGATTGTGTAAGTTTCGTCTGCATCCGTATCTTCTTTGTAGGTTCGTTCAAGTTGCGCCGCTCCGGCAATCACTCCAGTGTTCCATGAATTTGCCGAAGCATCGCCGATAGAGTCATAAGCGATAACTTGATACAAAGGCCCGGTACCCACCCTGAATTGCCGATCAGTCAAAGGGATATTCAAAGTTACCGCGTCCCACGCCGTTTTAGCGGTAGCGTCAGCAAAGATCACATCACTGAATTGTGTAACTGATACTGTGCCAGCGGTAATTTGATCAGGGAAGTCTAAAGACGATTCAGCAGACAAGAAAGACCAACGGCGAGCTTCGCGAATATCTCGCCATGCATAATTGATGAAATCCTGCGCCCGAAATTGATCGAGCGCAGGAATGTCACCAAGTAAATTGTTCCACAACTCGCGGAAAGTTCTGGACACAAAGCCTCCTTAGAATCCCATTCCAAGAAGGCGAACGGTAATCAGCGAGAGGTCAACGCCATTTGACACTTCAGTGAGTGGCCCTGCCACGCCACCAGTGAAAGCCGGAGCGGAATTCGTGCCAGTAGGAGTTCCACCTGTCACATCCACTACGCCGCCGGCCGTGCCGGATGCGGCAGCGATACCCGCAACGGTAGCAGCCGCGTTATTCATAGCAAGGCTGTTAGTGGCGGCATTGACGCGAGCGCCCGTAGCGTCTGTTGCGCCGCTTGCCACAAAGAGCGAGTGCCTGTGGGCCGCGAGCGCATCGCCGGTAAATGTCGGGGCGGCGACGGTGCCTGTCACTACCCCTATGCGATACACCAACAACTTCTTATTAACTGTGTCGTAAGCATATTGGTACTTACCGGAAGCGGCATTGCCACCCACAATCTGCACGCCTTGAAGGGTATTCAGACCGAAAGAGTGTGGATCAACCGCAAGACCGTTAGTAGCATAGGTGCCGATTATGAAATCGACAATCTTACCCTTCATATCGCCAAAGGATACGTTACCATTCCGAACTTCCGAGGCCGTCATTGTTGCCATAATGTCCCTCCTAGAAGTTCCGCCCGTTGCCCTTGAGCAGCACGCGAGACACGGTTGACGATGCAGCAGCTTCCATTGCCACGCCTACAACACCTTTTGAGGTTCCATAAGTAGCATTCGCAGTCGCATCAGCCACAGAATCAAACGTGAAAGTGGTTGTAGTAACCCGAACTGCGTTACCGTCCGTGGTGTCAGACACCGAAGATTTGAACGCGCAAGAGGCCATACCCTCCACTTGAATCCAGCCGTAGTACGCGGCGGTGATCACGTTGATAAAGACGCCTGCAAATCGGCCTTCTAAAGTTGCCCCGCCGTCTGACGTAACGATGCCGCTCATGTAGTTTGCGGCAGAAGCCCAAAAGCACGCATTACCCCTCACCGCTGCCTGCGAAGCGGTAGAGAGTAGTTGGACGTACTGATAGATACCGGCGTACAACGTACCGATGGAACTCTTTGACAGCGCAGAGGCTTGAGCGTTAGTCAGCCGCTTGGTTTTAAGAACCTGACCCGGCGCAAATCCGGGTGAATCACCTCCACCCGGATATTGATCGTTTTGATTGTTCAGGAAGTTGTTTCCTGACAAGTGAATTACATTTGGTTCAGCCATTGAGTGTTTGTTCTCCTTTGGCCCCTTTGGGCCGGTTAGTTGTTAATCGAAAGGCCCAATTAGGAATTGAAACCAAAGCCATATAAATTCAAGCGAGGATTCCGGCACAGCAGATTGCAAACTGCGTGATGCTGTCCCGCAACCATGTCTGTGTCCTGGGCAACCTTGAACCCTGTCCAACCGAGGCCATACAGAGCAGAGTTGCTAACGTAGAAATCCCATGTCTTCGTATTGAAATACCCCAAAAGCTCATTTGGTTGAATGGTCTTATTTGCAGGTAGTCCCGACGCGGTGGAAATTCCTGACGCGGCTGACGTAAAGTTCGCAGTCAGGTAGTTGCCATCTACCGTGTTCTCACCGTCGATCAAAGACGGGAAATAATCGGAGATCATCAATTCAGCGCCCATGCAACTGAAGGTTTTCGCGCCGAGGATGATATTGTCCTTCTCTTGAAAACGCTGTTGAGTCTGGAACTTTTCAAGGATGGTAGCAACCCCAAATTTGTTCGCCAGAATCAGATCAGCCATCTCTCCGCCAACTCGTGTAGACATCAACGAACGGACGATCTGCGAATAGCCTATTGCGCCCGGCGCTCCCGTCGCGTCCCCATACCAACGGATGTTGCCTGAGTTGGCATTGCCCACTACTCCACCCCGTAGCGTGCCGCCATAAGTGGTAAACAGATCCCCTTCCCACGAATTGTCCGTGCCGTTGTTGATCGCTTCAGCCCACCCATTGATGTGCTTGATGCGGTTCTCGGTAATCGTTGAGCCGTTGGCTTGCCCATGATGAGCAGCGGCAATGGCGAGTTTGCGGCCCATCGTCAAAACGGCTTCTTCCATCTTCAAATCGATCAGTTTGATTTTTGTATGGTCGCCGTCGCCGTTTTCGATATTGATCTTCGAGAGATAATCGGACACGTTCACTTCGTAGTGACGCATGTTGAATTGATTGGCCGTCAAGATATCCACAACATCGATGTTGTAATTCTCGCCGTCTGCTACCGGCCCGCCGATCATCCCTTGATAAACAAAAGGGTTCTGAATCTTCGTACCAGAAGTGAAAGGCACGGTTCGCGTGTCCTTCATGTATTTTAGAAAGGGGTCGTTCTTGCCAAAATTGTCTTCGACTTGAGTATTAAAAATTATCTCGGACGCGGTGTTGAGTTCGGAAACATTAGGGTCTGCCAATGTAATTCTCCTTTGTTTAGTTAACGGATTCGCTTTCCGAAAGTTCGTCCAACGAAACTGATTGCCAACGTAAATCTTTCATCTGTTGGCGAATCAAATCTCGTTCTTGGCGAACACTCGGAAGAACCTTTTTGCCGTTTACCCCAATCGTTTCTTGGTAGACCAATCCGAGTTCTGCTTGCTCTCTCTTCATAACAAAATGCGGAAGACAGGCACGCAATACCATCTCGGCCTCTTTACAGGTAACGGTCCACTTGTAAATATCCCGCCGAGGCGGAACTTTCTTTGTGGAATAAACGCTACCCCCAAAGTTTTTAAGGCACCATTGGGTTAGACGAGGATCGGTGTTTGTAACGACTACGATTAAGTAGGTTGCGACATACTTCCGTTGACCAACAGTGCGGTTGACCATAATGCAACCTTCGCCGTCAATGAACGCGGCAAGCCTAGCAATCTCTATTTGAGACGCCCGCAGTACCGGATAGTCCTCAACTTTTCTTCTCCGCATCGTTCTCCCATCACCGCCCCGCTTAACACCACGATCACGCGGCGGCTCTTTGTTTTTCCAACGCCTCCAACGCCAACTTAATGCCCCTGTCTCTCACGGGCGGATCAGTCGGTTTGCGCGTTTTGTCTGCAAAGAGAACGGAGCCAGTGCCAGCGCGACGAGGCGTAGGCAATCCACTGTCTCCCATCTCTTTAATTGCTCGTTGGCGACCTTTTTCTTCTGCATCCGCAACAAGTTTCGCCAACTTACCCTTATCTAACTCAGAGCGTTTTTCCGTGTATCCGTGCAGACGATCAGCAGTCGCCATTAAAGGAGGCGTTGCTGCGCCAATCTTGAGGGCAGCAGCAATGTCTTTATTGTATTCAGCCAGAAGGTTCTCTTTTTCTTTCCGAGACATCTTCTTGCCAATCAAATCCTCGTGAACGTCCTTGATGTCGTCAAGATCGAGCGTCAGGTTGATGTGGCCCGTGGCTAGTTTGTTAATCGCGTCCAAATTGACGAATTTCTTGTCGAGTTCGGACAGGTCGATTTCCGGTTTCCGCTTTGGGGCCGGCAAATCAACTTCAACATCGTCGGGATCAAGCCCTGCCAGTTCAGCCGCTTTCGCTACCTGCAACTTGAGTTTGGCGACTTCCTTTTCGGTTTTGGCCTTGTACTCTTCTACGGCCTGATCGGCCTTCCCTTTGTAACTAATGTTGTCCGTTACCAAGCCATCCAAAGTCGCTTGCTTCTCGGCCAAGGTCGCTTGTTTCTCAGCCAAATCGGTCTTGGCTGCGTCCATCTTTCGGTCAAATGCCTTTTGAGTAAGCACTGCCCGCTGATTTTTCTCGCGAGAGAAAATCTTTCGCGCTGCTTCCTTTTCGTCGTCGTTCTCGAATTCTCTTTCTGCCAAGAACTCATCGAGATTAAAGTCGTCTTTCATATTCAATTGTCCTTTCGCCTTCCCTTTCGGGTTGCAGCAGTTGTGTTATCCTTCTCAATCAGGATTGCAGGTTTCCCCTTCCCTGATATTTGAGATTGCAGATAACCTTAGTACCCAGATGACGGCGGGGCTACTGGCTCTGCCGTTCTGAGTTGTTTTATGGCGTCCATCATTCCCTCATTCAACGAGTCGTGTATCCCTTGTGCGGCCTGAGCAATATCTTGTGCTCTTTGACCAAACGCGGGAAACTTACTCGCCATGTCCGTAACCCCTTTCATTAAGTGCTGCAATACCGTACTCAGATCAACGAACTGATTCTGAATTTGCATCGCGGCATCATCCGGTACTGCCTGCTCTGGTTGGCCCATAGCAGACAACATCGTAGACGGATCGACCCTCGGTGGGGCTTGTGGTTGCGGAAATTGGGGAACATCCGGTGTCATCTTTTAAGTGCGACTAAAACGAAGGGAGGCCCAGACCGTTTCTGATCTGAGCCTCCGTCGTTCTCCTTGGAAGGAGCGAACCGTTTTAGCCCGTACCGTTTTCTCGCTGCTAAGAGTACGCTCTAAATATCTTCCCCGTCAATAGACTTTTCTCTGAAATCAAATTCCAAGCCATAAGCATCACCTTCTCTGAGGTTGAAAGTGCCCCTTCCGGTACATCGCTCGTCAATAAGTTGCTGAATAAATTCAAAGACGTTTCCGCCGTATTCAACCGTCTTGTGAGCATAGATCGCGGTCACGCGCAAGCGTTTATCCTTAGGAATGATTTTGACTACAGCGCTCATAATCGGTGTATCTCGAAGTTGTGAATACCCCGCTTCTCTAAATTAGCAAGTGCGTCAGGATAAAGTTCAAGGGTCTTGAGTCCGAATTTGTAATCCGTCTCGCAGTAATAGACACCTGTTGAATCTTCCGCGACTGCAGGTTTGCCGCAGGCACCACTCAGGGAAACAGTTGCGTTACATTCCGGCATTTCTTATCTCGATTCGCTCACCGTCTGCGACCCATCAGCTTTGCTAACCATGTGCGGAGGCGTTCCTGAACTTGGTTTTCTGCCAACGCCGGGGTTTCCTGCTCCACCGCCGTTTGTTTGCATCAGAGCCTGTACGGCGGCAAGCAATTCAGGCGGGAGATTTCCCGTTCCGCCTGACGTTCCTTGCTGTGGCGGAGCAAACTTTTGCGCCAATTCAGCTTGCATTTCCAATTCAGCTTGCCATTTCGCAAGTTCTGTTTGCGGATCGTCGGGTAGCGTTCCTACATTTGCTACCTTGAAAAGCTTTAAGACTGTATTCCAAGAAATCGGGGCGCCACTGCGCTTCAATTGGAGCATAGCTAGTCGCTGAGACATCGAGACAAGATCATGTAACGATCCCGGCTCAAGATGGAAACTAAAATTCTTGGCATGCTCCCGTGCTCTAATGAGCCTGTCAGCTTCAGTTTCTTCTGCTTTTGCGGGAATTAGATTATCTGGATCAAAATCGAAGTCTTCTTTGGCGAGGCCGCTTGGCCCAAGTTCTTTTAGGCGGCGCGAACTGTTATAAAACTGGAAAATCAGATGCCCAACACGATTATAAATTCGATTTACCGCAGCTTCCATCGTTCGCGATCTATCAGTAGTAATCGCCCCAGCAATAGTATTAAATGCTTCAACTGTGTCTTGGGCGGGCACTTGAGAGCGTAATGCCAGCGCCTTGATGTTGTTAATATCCAGAAGATACTCCATGAGTTGCTGCATCTTCTCTAAAACAACCGGGACGGCGGCAGATATTTGGTAGTAAGCGGCATCAATTAACGTCTCAAAAACTTTGCCGAAGTTTGGGTTTTTGGGAATACGAACTCCCTTTTGCCTGAGACTTATCTTTTTAACATCAGATTTAGCAATTGCGCCCTCAATATAAGCCAGAGGCGGATCGAGAGAGACGTTCACCATGTCCACCACCCCGCGAATGATTTCATTGTAAGCTCGTTGAAGCAGGCCGCCGTCTTTCGTGCCTACTACTCCCAAGAATTCAAACCATTCATCAAGACAAAGTTTTTCTGCCGGAACTTCACCGTGCCACCAATAGGAAGGCCCATCGCGCAACACTCCATGCCTTGTAGCGGTAATTAATCTGCGGTTTGGGTAAAGCAGGCAATCAGCATCTTTGGCGGGTCGGGTATGATCAATCATCTTCTCTCTACCATCATCGTCGAATTCACCAGACGGAACTTTGATCCCAGTCGGCAACGGTTGACCAACACAAGGAACTTTATATGACCATGAATTCTTAGGTATATTACCGTCCCAATCGCCCATCTTCCGTTCTTTGCCGGATTTGTTTACGCTCATGTCCATCACGTAAATATCAAAGATATCTACAACGTCGCGTTTTCCGCTCCGCTGAGCGTCTTTATTGGCAACGGCATTCAAGAGCGGAGAGGCATAGTAACGAATTGCTTGAAGCGGGTTACGAAAAAGACTTGGAGCAGATCGATCTGCAACTATGGCCGCTGGATTCTTTTCTCCCCAGATATCATCGGCCAAATGCAACGGAGTTTCGGTTGTTATCCCAAAGGCGTAGGCTTTTTGATAATCATTATCAGCGGGAAGTTGGATGGGCCAACAGTCTAGCGAGCCACGCACCCCAAAATGAATCTCGCCTTTCCCGTACTTCCCGTAACTCGGCTGCCAACTGTCGATTAGCCATCCGGTCGAGACAAGCGACCACTGTAACCATTTCTTGAAAACACGATCTACGTTCGCATTGTAATAGTGATTGACTGAAACCTTGTTGAGAATATCAACTTGAGGATCTAATTCGTGATTAAATGTCTCAAACCCTGAGATTGGGCGAGTGTTTGAGAGATTTGCGACTAATTCATGCCCCAGACGTTTCTGAAAGTTGACCTGAACATTCGATCTGTCCTTAGGAAAGCGATCTTCAGGCGCTCCCATTAACACTTGAATAGCATTTGGAATGTCCGCATAAGCTGTTTGCGTGCGTAAAAAGGCATCTTTTTCGGTAATTGCACGCTTTACCCATTGAAAAACACCCTCAGAATCGGATTCTGGCGGACAGATGTAGTTAGACCGCTGCGTGTTGAAAGGTTCGGGGGATTCTTGTTCCATTTTTGGTCTTAGTTCAGCTATAATCCTGGCTGAGCAGATCGGGCACGGTGCGCTGAAGGATCAAGCTCTCGCAGCTTAATTTGGTCGCGATTCAAGTTCGCGCCGATCTGTTCTTCCATATTACTCAAACACCTCAAAATGACCGCTGGACTTGAAAGTTGGTAGAATTTCGCGTCTTTGGTCGCGCATCTTCTCAATCGCGTAATCTGTCATCTTTTGAGCCAGCGGATCGCTCATCTTTTCTCGTGCGCGAAGAGCAAATTCGAGATTTGTTTCGGTGTTGCGCCGCTTGTTCTCGATTCGCTTGCTATGGTATTTGTAAAACCTCTCTTGGCTTTGGCGATCCAGATGTTTTGTTAATTCTCGAACCTCAGATAATGTTCGTGCTTCTTTTTGAACATAATCAGGCATCATCGCCGCAATTTCCTTGTCGCCGGCAGGCGGAATAATTTTTTCTCCAGCCGCGTTTTCAAGATAGTAAACTGGCTCAAATCGCTGAGCATTACGTTGCGCGCGCGAAAGGTAGACCAATCCCGCGCGCTTGCCGCATTCGGGGCACCTGATGAATTGTTGGCCACTTTTCACCATACGTTCGGTAATGTGGTTGCTCGGGCAGAGAAAATCGTGCGCTATCATTTTTTAACCCACTTATCAATAAGTTCTCGCATTTGCGGTAGGCGGCCCTTAAAGTCTGCGCCGCCCACAACGTTCAACTCAAGATGATCGCCTAATTTACCAAGCGGTGAAATCCGATGGGCGGTCAATTGACCGTAGCGACCCTTCCATCCTGTCCACTTGATTGCGTATCCGCAATAATTTTCTACTGGGTTCATAATAATTACCAAACTATAGAACCGTTTCCCTGAAACTTCAATCCTTTATTCCGACCATCAAATGTTCATTATCCAGATACCACTCGCTCGGTACGTCTCGCATCTGATCGGGAACTCGGAATGCTGGATGATGATTAGCCCGCTGTTCACGCTCAGCTTTTTGTTGATGCGCGCTCACTCTCATAGCTGGAGTCTCTGTTTGATGAAGTGAAGCACGAATAATTCCCAGCGCCATATATCGGTCATCTGTTGATCCATATCCTGCTTCTAATCGTTGTTTATCAGCATTCCAAATTAACCCACCGCACTCTTCCAATAGCCACGGCGAATTGATAATCGCAGTCTTGTCACGGATGCCGCGTTCCAGTCCTTGCGTGACCTTTGGTCGAGACTTTCTCGTCGTTTCAAATCCATACCGATAATCTCGTCCATAATCAACAGTCTTAGCGTCGTCAGGTACTCGTTGGTGAAAATTCCACCAACCACGATCCTGCATTTCTCGTTGAACTTCTTGCCCGTTTGCTGCCAGTTCAATTGAGACGCGACACTGACTTTTTATTCCATTACGCTGCACGGAAAGAAAGTCAGCAATCGCAAAAGTGTAAGGCCAAAGTAAATGAGAATCCAATAGCGGCGAAACGAATTCAAGGATTTGGGCTTCTGGCCGGTCTAGGGTTCGATTTCGCATTCCCTCAAGTGCGGATAAGTCTTTGTCTTTACCGTAAGAACAATCAACACCTAACCCGTGTTCTTCACCATCCTCCGGCCATTCCCAGATAATCAGTTTACCAATCGGACTAAAAGTTGATGGGTAGCCATGCCACACGAGTGGGACAAATCGATATTCCGAGACAGGAACGGAATCAGTCCAACACGGTCTAACGATGATCGGGTCTTTAGATGGATCGATTTCGTTTTGAAACGGATGGATGTATGGATTGATCTCGTCTATTGGCCCTTCGATCCCAAATACCGCTTTTGGCATTGGCTGTTGGGATTGAATTTCATAAATCAATTCACCGCCAAACACATTACTGAAGGGAGCCTGGAAAGCATCAAGATCGGTTGCGGCCCATTCCTGAAGAAAACCCGAAAGGTTTTTCTTTTCAATCGCCTCATTCCTTTGAAATTCCCAGCGCCACATATGTTCGCGAGACATCTTCCAATTGACGCCCATGTGTTCGCGTAGATCGGGATCGTTGGCAACGTATTGCTCTCCATTCACACGATAACGCTCGGTGATTTCCTTTGGTTGCCAACGATCAGGGATCGGATGCATTACAAGCCATGTCTTTGTCGGATATAAATCTTTCTCTCCTACATAGACAGGGAGGAATAATGGACGCATTCTTGACTGGCCTAATGGATAGAGTTCTTTGGTTTTTACCCACACTTCGTGCCAGTAATTTCCTTTTCCCTTTCCCGTTGACTCCATGACGCCAAAAATCATCGGGTGTTCATGGATTGTATTCAGCAATGAGTCTTCGATCTTTTCCTTTGGTTCTTCAAAATCCGGAATTTCGCTCAAATGAAATACGCCGGGAGTCGATCCGCGTGATAGCCCTTCTTTCTGATTGCCCCAAAAGATATTCAGCTTGGAGGTCAATCCCTTATACTCAAGTAGCCCACCAGTTTGAGACGCAGACCGAGTCGGCAGTAACCACCACGGCATATTGTCGCAAATCAATTCGACTTTATCGGCCATATCTCTCGATTTGGAGGGACTACTTGAAGCCATAATCGCGTCGGTGCCGCGCCAGAATAAAACCCGGTGTGCAATAGCAATCATATTTGCAGTGGTAATGCCAAGCTGTCTTGCTTTAAGTTCAAGAAGAAGGATGGCCCATTGTTTTTCTTCCGCCGATCCCCAAATACTAATCAGGACAAGTTGAGCGATGTTAGGCGCCCAACGCACTATTTCTTTATTCAGGTCTTTAATGAAAACGTAACGCGTGCCAAAATAAAGGAGATCGAGCTTGCACATTACGATCTCGCCTAAAATATACCGGGCTTCTTCTGCTGTTGGACCATTAGGACGCAACTCTTTGCGCCAACCGACAGCAACGCCTTTATCGTTGAATTGGGTGAGTGCGTGAAAATGCTTGTTGTAAAACTCTACTTCAGGAACCGAACGCTGTTTCAATTTGAAACCTAGAACAGTTTCAGCGAGGGAAATTTGCTGAGCGGTGACTTTGCGGGAGTACATCAGCCAACCGTTTCATCGATAAGGGTTCGGATTCTATTAAAACCCAATTGACGTTGTTTTTCTTGTTCTTCTTTTGGGGTAGTCTCGTCAATGTAAATTTGGCCGTCATCAACTTGTACCGCCAAGTTGAAATAGTTACCTTTGCGATAAGTACCGTGACTGCCCGGAACGGAGGTGAACAGCATTGGCATTCCGGGATCGTTCGACACTGCTAACCATTGCCCTGCAATCTGTGAGCTGCCAGCATCACGATTCCAGCCTGTCCATCTTATCGCATAGCCTCTATATTGCTGCGCGTCTGTTTCAGCGCCGCCGCCAGCCAATGCATTAGTACCAACGGCAAGGCCTGATA